AGTATGAAGTAATAGATGATAATTCTCCTGTTTGGTTATTAGGGATACTAATTAAAAGAACATATTCATTAATTAAAGGATATGTTTTTAATTGTGGATCATATGGAAGAGCAAAATTTGAATTATTATTATCATCAGTATTAGTACCTGATTGGTTAACAAATTCATAAAATATAGCTCCTATTCCATTATATTCTCCTACTTTTTTAAAATAAGGATGATTTTCATTAAGTACTATATCTGTTACACGAGCAGTAATTATAGTATTACTTAATGCGGAAATATCATTCCTAATATTAGTTGATATAGCAACCTGGTCAGGTTGGATATTTTTATTTTGTCCAGTATTATTTATCCTATTAATAGCCATTAATCCTTAGGATTGAATTTTTTAACTTCAGATAACAATTGTGCTTTTTCTTCTTCAGTCATTCCAAATCCTTCTTCTTCTGATTTACCCGATGCTAAAGCACGTTGGATGATGGTGGCCATCTTAATTAATTGCTCATCATTTTTAATACCTAATTCCATATATTCCTTAATTAAAGGAACTATTAAAGTAGCATCACCAATATCATTAATAAGTGGTTTTAATTCACCTATTAAAGCTGTGATTTGTTGCTCTTTTTTCTTTTGGTTGTCATAGATTTCCTTAAGAATGTCTGAGAATTTTTTCTTACCAAATACGTTTGATTCTAAATTACTCATATATATTGTTTTTTATAAATATAAACAACTATGAGAGTTGGAAATTTATATATCCATTCTCTAAATAAAACAGATAATTTTTTTTAAATATACTATATAATATACCTGCTATTTTAGTAATTTTAGGAGTTTTAGCATCTGGTATCATTTCATGGATATAGATGTAAAGAGCTTTTTTATTGAATACATCAATATTATCTCGTTTTCTAAAAAGTTCTAGAATTGCATCTGCAATTTTGGCATCATATTCCTTAGAAAATATATTATATATATTTAAACTTACAAATTCAACATATTCATCCATAAATTTAGATAAACGATCATCTGAATAGTTGATATCCATTGTGTAAGTATGGGTTTCATCTTTAAGTAATTCTTCGGTTGATACCTTTTGAATTTTACTTTTATAATTTTTTTCATTATATAAAATACACCATCGTTTTACTATAGTACCAAAGTAAGAATATGCTTTGGCCCCATTTTGAGGATTGAATAAATGAATTTTAGATAAAAGAAATATTATAATTTCATGTTGTAAATGCTCTAAATTTTCTACTTCAGTATGGTAAAATTTAAAGGTATGGATTATATTCTGGGTTAGTTTAAAAAATGCATAATGGATTTTTTCCTCGTAAATTTTACTTTTCAAGACAGGATCGATCATATTATTATATAACACGATCGCATCCTCAGTTTCTTGAGTAAAGTAATTTTTACTCCCAGGTTTTTTAGGCATTTTAACTAAACTTTCTAAGGTTGAATTCATTTAAGATATCTTGAATTTGAACAATTGATTTAAAAATTTGCCCAACTTCATCATCGGCTTGAAACACACCTCCACGATCTAATTCTTTAAGTTTTTTATCCGAAATCTCAATTGTACGAGATAAACGATCTAAATAAACTAAATAACTGGCTAAAACATCTTCTTGTTTTTCTACTTTTTTCATCAAGTTAAAAGTCGTGAATCCTAAAATCACGACTAAAACTGATAAAATGCTAATTACTATTGTTGTTATCATAAGCTATCTAACATATTTTTTAAACTATCACTTTTAAATGTACCTAAAGCTTTAGTTTTAGTTGATGTCTTTTTAGACATGTTGGGTTTATTTCCTAATGTATAATTCTCTTTTCTGGCATCCACGGATTTTTTATCCCCTTTTAATTTAGGTAACCATTCACGCTCAAACTCGATACGCGCTGCCATTAAATCGGCCTGATGTAAGATGAAAGGAAGAGACGTTCTTGGTTTTTGTTCTGGGAGATAACCTAAAAGGTATTTTTCATTTGCTTTATCATACAAACCATCATGTGTTTGGATAGCAATCATTTCATTGAATGTATACTGGATACCATATGATTGGAGAATAAATAATCCTCTATCTGGAACTGAAGCAAATGGAATTTTAGAATTAAACATATAATCTTCTCCTAATTTTTCACGTCTCCAATTATCAGTCTGGGGGATATATGATTCATTTTCTTCATTACCTATTTTACCTAAATCATGATTCAGGGCTGAAAATATAAGTTCTTCAGTAGTAAAAGTAGACATATCACATCCTTCATCTTCCCATAAATTAGATTGCTTAACAGCACATCGAATAACGCGTAAAACATGTTCTACATATCCTCCGGGGAAAGCATTATGATATTCTTTTTTATGCGAAGCAGGCATTAACATTAAACGCTCAGCATATTGTTCATATAATTCTAAAAGTTTTTCTTTACGTGGAGATGAAATATTGGTTTCAATGATACTCATTAATTCATCCCAATTTTCTTGGATTTGTTCGGCGGTAAGATTCATAACTTATTTATTTTAGATTAATTTTCTCGTTCAACGATAGATTGAGTATCTTCTTGTAATTCAAGAGCCTCTTGTAAAATTTGACGAGCAGCATCTATATTTCTTTCATTTAGAGCATTTCTCAATCGTTTTAATTTTCCTTCCAAAGACTCTAGCCGTCTCAATACTAATTCTTTATTTTTCATTTTTATTTTATTTATTTATTTTTTTTATAACTTTTATTATTTCAATAATTTAATATTAAAATATAATTAAAGATAATAACTTTTTTTTACTTAGGCAAGTTCTTTTTTACAAAATCTTGAATTTTCTTTAGATGAGCACATTTTTCATATTCTTCTGTACTTTCAAAATAAGAAATACTTAACTGGGTGGATACTAAAAATTCCTCATTTGCGTATTGTTTTAAAGCATCTTTCCAATTTTTTTTCTTTATTTCAACCTGTTCAATCCAAAACCAAGCTCTGGTAAACATCATATATTCACCGGCTTGGTCTATTCCCTTTATATCCAAAGAAGGATCGGCTTTAGTAAAAAATTTAGTGACTTGTTTAGAGAACAAATGCCCATTCATAATTAACTTATGGAACATCCCCAACTTGAAATGAGGTGAATCTTTATAATCTTCTAATTCAGCTTCAAGCTTAATACGTTCAGGATCTTCTCCATCCGGAAACCCAAATAATGCAAATACGCCTTTAATTGACATGTAAAATTATTGATTCCACGTATAAATATTTAATTAAAATCGAGCTTTAGCACCTGCACCCTTATACCAAGGTAAACCTTCTCTTCCTTTAAGAGCTTCTTTCCATTGAGTTTCACTCATTTTAATTCCATTAATATAATACTCACGTTTGCGAGTGTTACCTTCAGGAATTAAAGCTGGCCCTTCCCAATTATGAAGTTTACCATCAAACATATACATGATGGTTCCATCTGCAGTTGTAATTTTTCGACTCGGCTTGTAATTTTGGTTTTCCATAATTTTTTTAATTTGCTTTAAATATACAAATTTAAAATTATATCCCCAAACACGTTTAAGAAATTACAAGAGAATACATTCCTGTCCCTTTTAAACGGTAATTCGAACCTGAAACAATATTATAATTTGGGGTAAAAGTAAATGAAGATACTCCTGGCTGTACTACTACACTTGCTACATATGGAGAGGTAATTAAACCTAAAGAATCAGATACTACATACGAACCCGAAAAATTAGTTAAAGAAGCAGAATCAAAAAATCCATTATAATTAGAATTTGATTCCATAGTAAAATAAGAAGAAGCACTCGGATTAGTAAACGTAAAAGTCTTTAAACCTGAAAGATTTTCTCCCACAGATCCAGTCCCTTGTAATTGGAAATAAGTATAAGTAGCCATTTATTTTAAAATATTAAATATAGCAACAATAGAACAAAGAACTATTGAAATACAACCTATTGCAAAATAAAAAGGAATTAAAAAAGCTTTTAAGATCATTTTTTAACAGACCAACTAAACAAACCGTTTAGATATTTTTTACGCTTAGTACAATTACATTCTTGCAAACCAAACCACTCTTTATAGCGTTCTTGGGTTACACCAAACTTATTCAAGACACCCTCAACAACATCACCTAAACCACGTGTTTGAAGTTCTTCACTAGAAGTATCAAAGTTAACCCCTTTACTTTCTAATTCATTGATCACTTGATCCATTTCTTGTCTTACGTCACTCATAATAAACTATTTTTATTTATTATAAATATTAGCAAGAGCAACCCCTTTACTGTTTAATTACCACTACTCGCCTCTAAAGATACATATATACAGTTACTTAATAAGATTTAAGTCTAATTCGTGTTCATAAAAATAAGGACAACACCATTTTGGATTATCACATTGTAGTTTAATCATTTTTCCACCATAACAACCTACTTGAATTACAGTTGCCATCCCAGAAAATAGTGTTTTAACTCGATCTCCAGGTTTTAGGTTTTCAAACATTGTCTTCTTGATCTTTAGCCATTAGTTGTTCTATTAATTTACGTTGCTCGTATTTTTCAACCTGGGGTTTAACAACGGTGTCTAATATATGTTGGGCTTTTTGATTGAATTCTTCTTGGTCGATGGAAAATTTTGACTCGGCTCTTTGGTTAAGGAGTTCAACCATTTTACTCATGGTAATTTTTTCATCAATAAAGTCTTGATAGACTTTTCTAAAATATGATAGGGTTATTTTCATATGTGTGGGAAATCTGAAAATGAAAGGCCATATTGGAGAGAGAACCATTGCATTTCTATTTCAGCGGCTTTAGCTCGTGTACGTAAATTCTTTTGAAGGTATTTTTTACCCCATGCTTGCCACTCCTCGTTTTGGGCTATGGTCATGGTCCACTGTTGAAACCAATTATCTTGACGCGTTTTAATGTCGTTAAAGGTAACATCATGGCCTGCTATGATAAACATTTGGTTGATTAAATCCTCAACGGCTTTTTCTTTCTTTTGTTCTCTGGTTAATCTCATAACTTATCAAATTGGGTTTCTAATTCTTTTATTTCAATGGTAACTCTATCAATTTCTTTACTAATCATTTCATTAATAAATTCTGAAGCTTCATTTTGTAAAATAACTTCTCTTTTTGCATTATACTGGCCAATAGTGTATTCAATGGTAAATGATTTACATCCTTTACAACCACCCCTTGCGTGTTGAAGTTTATTTTTGTAAGTAGAAAGAATATTAATTTTTTCGTTTAATTCTTTTGCCTCGTGAAATACTTTATTTTCCATGATTTATTTTTATGTTTTGAATATACATATATCCTATGTCGATGCCAAATATTTTTTTAAGAGAAGAGATTTAAATTTTACGGGTAAATATCCTTTTTTTACATTTGGAAACTTAATTTTAATTGTGGGGTATATAAAGATATATTGGGTCGATGGTGTTAGGGGTTACGAAGGCCTTCCTTTACTCTAAGCCTTTCCACTTCCGTGCCCCGCGTATATTGACAACGGCGCGCGTGGGGACGTATCCGGGTATTATTACCATATATATACCGCCGGCGTACCGCCCCCATACCCCCTTCCCCCTTTAGAGGGGAAGATCTTCTTTTTCAATTTTATACTCTGCCCAATTCACTCTTCCCGGGAGCAGGTCTTCACATCCCTCAATTGCTTTAATTATGTCGTATCTTAATTTAGCTACATCTATTAATGTTAAATCTTTAACATCATAACCTAATGCTTCCAATAAATCGCCCACAGCGAAAAATTGGTTTGTCATGCTTACTTCCTTAATTGGTTTCATTGTTTTCATAATCGTGCTTTTTTAATTATACACTGAATATACGAATCTGTTGTTTGCACTCTGTTTCCTACCTACACATCTACCTTCTTCAAAGTAATAGAACTCTAAACACCCGTTCTCGCCCTTTACTGTTATATTTCCTTCATCTAAATTACCGTCAATGTTTAAAATGCGGTCTTGGTTCTGCTGTATAAATTCGTGTGTGCT